GCCGTAAGCTGGCTCAACAGTGCCTCGTCCATTCTCTCAACCTTTCTTTCGAGGTCTGTATACGACCTGCGTACTGTGGAAAGTTCGTCCGCACCAGTGGCACAGATCGAAGCGTTATGCGGCTGCCATCGCGTGTGGATAACTGCCGGACCATCGACGACAGCCCCGCGACTTGTCGTGAACGACTTGCCGTGAGGAATGAACAGTGATTCAAGAGGCAGAGCGGTGATTGAAAAGTCAGTGATGTGACCCTCGTTCATTCGCTGGCAAATCAACTGAGCTTCCGGATCGCTGGCAAAACTTGGGGTTCCGTGTAACTCTCCATTGACTACCTGAAGGCTGCGGACGCTGCCGAAAATGTTCCGCACCGTAGAATCGTCGTGCGAATCAACAATCGGAATCTGAGCTTGATTCGTGCGAAGAACAACGCCTTCCATCAGCAGTACTTCGCTGATTACATAGCCACGCTCTTCGTCGTAACGCCGTACCGGAGTCTCTGTGGCGATCACCACATCAGATACACCGTTTCCGTACCCAACCGAGCGCAGAACAACGCTTGTGCGTTTCGCTTTCGGTATTGTTGGAAGTTTTCCCGGCTTACGTGGCATCCGCTGCCATCTCCGTTTCAGGAACTTGAGTCATGTCTGTGTCGACGGTTCCGTCAAGTGCATCAGTAATTAGGGCACTTGCAGTCGCTTCCGTCAGCCCCAGTGTCTGTAAAAACACTCGTGCTTTGGTCTCAGTTGCAGTGCCTGCGATCAGCTCAGCAAGGATGTCTTCAATCGCTTTACGATTTCTACCCCACTGCAGCCGCGACATGTCAGACATTTCGCCAGTCGGTTGATTCGCTGTGGTATCTGCGATGGCTGCAGCACCAGTGGCTGATAACTGCTGAGCTTCTGCCTGAGCGGCTTCAACGTTCGCCATATCAGCTGTGACCAGTCCCAGCGATCGCTTGAGCTTTTCTTCTTTGGCTCGCTGGTAGAACACGTTCCGCCAGTTCTTGCCACGTTGCCCAAGTTCGTCTTGATATGTGCTCTGAAATGACGTCAGTGCGGAGTCCGACGCTGATTGCTCGCTCTGTGGGTCGACCCATTCCCATGCGGGTGTCTGCCATTCGACAGCGGTTGACGTTCTGCGATCGGCCAGAATGTCTGTCATTGAGGCGAAACCCTCGACGCCTGCGGTTGCAGCCTGATCATTGAACCGATCCCACACCGGCTGACAACAGTGTTGCACCATGTATTTCTGCCATCGGCGAAAACGTCGACGGTCCTCCAGCATGCTCGTCCGGCTGCTGCTGTAACTGGTGCCGCTGTAGTTGCGGGAAACAACTTCGTAACTCAGCCCCGTGCCTACGCTGATTCCTCGCAACATCAGGTTAATCCACGGCTCTGATGCGGAGTTTGGTCGACCGGGATTGATGGATTCAATGGATTCACCTTCGTTTAGATAGGTGACCATCGCTGGTTCAAGATACTCCAGCCGGTTGCCGTTCACGTCGGTTGACTCAGAATCAGTCGACGGCATCAGCCCCGCACCGGGACGGCCATTTGTTTTGATGGCGATACCGAAACACGAGGCGACCGCAGATGCCTGAATCTCGTTGTCGACGTATACGCCGAGATCCCGCAGCCATGACATGACAGGAGCAAACCACGACACTCCGCGCGTTTGCCCGATACGGTCCATGCGGTACAGGTGCAGAATGTCTTTCGCGTCGATGCGTTCTGGTTCTTGCCGTCCGGTCGTATATGGTCCGTTCGGATGCTCAGGATAGATCCAGTATGCCAGCGGTTTGCCGAGATCATCGAGTTCAACGCCTCGGGTTATGCGGTTTCCGTCTGTGGCTCGAACCTTGTATGTGTCCTTCTCAGTCGCGAGCCTATCGGCCTCGATCAGTTCAATTGCGAGGGGAACCGGGCGATAAATTCCGCGATACTTGAGCGATGGTGTGTTGACCAAATGGATCAGAACTTCACCGGCCTCGACCATTTCACGCTGTGCGAGCTGCTGAATCTCTGCGAAGTTCAACCGTCCGTTGACGTCGCAAACTTCGCACCACTCGGACCAGACCTTATCGCGTGATTCGTTCACATCTTCAATGTCGGTTCCTTCAGGCGTTTCTACCTGGGACTGTGCGGTGATACCGCAACCGACAACGGAACTGACGATGGTATCGACTACGCCCCAGGCATATGCGTTGTCCCGAACCAGAGCACGAGACCATGCCCGCAGTGCGTCCGCCCCGAATGGTCCGAGTAATTCACTGTCAGCAGATTGGTTGCGGGGTTTTTTATTGTTGGTCAGCCGATTGGCTTCGGCTCCCGCGTACATGCGTTCGAGCGTGCGCCGCTGCATTGTGCGTCGTACACCGGCTGCTGGTGACAGCATTCCAACAATGCGATCGATCGTGGAACCAATCATCGACTGGTCCTCTGCATTTTCGCGAGTCGAAACATGCCGCCGCCAGATTCGCGGTCAACCTGCGTCTGCAACATGTTTCGCTGTTCAAACAGCGTCGACAAGTCGAGTGCAGTTACCGTGCGGGATCCGATCGAGTACGATGAGGCACCGCCGGTCAGCAGTGCTTCGATCGCTGCGTCAATCTGTGCCAGCAGTGATGCGGGTGTTGCCATGCCTGCAGTGTCGTTCCACTGTGGCCAAATTGGCAAAGACTATTTGCCTCAGTATGCTACGCCGTAGTATTTTGGTGCTTCACACCTCGGGGAGAGTTATTATGAGTAAAACAGCAGCTGGCGTGATTCTTGTCGCAGGTCCAATCGTCGCATGGTTTGGCGGTGATATTTCAGCGACGGCCAATAACCAGCCGTCAACGCCCGATACAGACTGGTATTATTCAATGATCAACGGATTTGGAATCCTGCTTATTTTGGCTGGGCTGGGAATGTTTTTCTATGGGGCAATGCGATTTGCGAAGAAGGAAGCGTGATATTGCAAATCAATCTAATCCTTTTCGCCTTCTATATTCCTCTACTGTTTCTATTTCCTTCCATTTCCAGCCACAAAACGTGCATTCTGCGAAATGAATTCTTCCGCGAGTATTCTTAGCGTCTGTACATGAACGCCCCTTGACGATAGGGTCTAACTCACGTAATCGCTGACAACGCGAGCATGGAGCACACACATAAGCATCACTGCGAATTTTCACACCGTTTTCACGAAGAACCTCAAGAGCTTCGTCTTTTGGCATAGATTCCGGGATCACAACCAGTGGTCTAACGTCGCCGCAAACTGTTGACCCATCCACCGTTTCGGCGTTTTGGGACTCCGTGCCGCTGGCCTGCAGGTTTCCCTGACGGTGGTTTCTGTTGTGCTTGCTCATTTGGGTTCTTCTGCCTTGCAGTAACTGAGGGGCCATCCGGGTTTTCCGCTGTGGGTGACAATAGATAAATGCCGCGAGCACTTGCCGCAGCCGCTGACATGTACAGTGCGTCCAGCCAGTGATTGTTTTCACTGACCTTGTTCCAGTACGTCTTTGTTCCTTTACCTTCTTTGAATTCGCTTACCAGTTCTTCTGCGACGATGTGCTGTGCGAAACTTGTATGCTTCCGGTCGTTTGGCTGAACAAACAGCGACAACGCACCACGCCTCAAGAAGTTTTGCTCGTCAAAGGTCGGTGTCAGAAACCGTTCATGCACGAATTGTTTCCAGAAGTCTGTATCCAGTTCGTACAACCACAGCCCCTGTGCTTCCTGATATGATGCGTGAAAATGGTTTCCGGGCTTTATCTTGTCGGTGGCTGTCGTCTTGTCACGATAGTTGCCGATGCCCTTGGTCACGTAGAACGGTGAACCCTGCACATCTCGCACGAACTGATACGCCGCATCTGTAAACGTGCCCGAGTCGATAAATACCGCATCCACCTTCCTTGGTGATCCGGATGCGTCCACGTATTTTTTTTGCAACAGCTCATCACGCCAGTTCAGCAACGCTCGGTGAATCATCGGCTCGCTGGCTTCGTTGTTCATGGCACGGTCAGTGCCAGTCACTTCGGCTCTGCCATAGTCGATCACACAGCCGCCAGCACCCTTCCACCATGCGACCACGACCCAATGACAGAGATATTTTCCGAGGTCGATCGCCGCCGTGATGCACGACGCATTTGCTGGCAATTGGCCGCGATCCAGTCCGCTCAAACGACCTGCTACGGTATGCCATGTGAGACCGCTCCCCTGTGGTCCGACTTCTTCCGGTGGATCGTTATCGATTTCAGTGGCGACTGCTTTTTCGCCGAGGTCTGCAACTTTATTGTAGTACGACTGGATAGCTGATAATTCCAGCGGTTCCCCGTCCTCGTGAAGTTTCTTGCTGTGACTTTGTGGGTTGCTAATGATGCAATCCCGCTCGATCTCTGCTTGATTGTCACGCCAGAAACGAAACGCTACCCGTGCATCCGGATCCGTTTCTTCGGTCTCAATTCGCAGTCGCAAGTACTCCTGCACCAGATCCATGCGATCCGGCGGCTTGATCATCTTGCGATATCGTTTGCCCTTCCACGACGGTTTTTGTTTCGGATCGGTGAACTTGAACGCTACAGACTTGCGATTCTGGATCGTACACAGAAACACACGCGCAACACGTTCTGCTGACGATGCCAGGCCCCCGATATCCTGCTCAATGATCTCCTCGTTCTTTTCAATCAGTGCATCAGATTCCGCTGCTTGACGGTCCTCGATATCATCAATGATCGCGATATCTGGCCGCACATCTCGATAGTTCGTACCACGGATGCCACCATCAATACCGATGCTCGAAATGATCTGGCCACGGCTGACTGATTCCAAATCGTCCGGCCAGTCGTCCGGTAACTGATGCCGTCCGATGGTCGGAAAGATAATGTGATCCGCTGCCAATTCCGCATTGGTGAATTCACCCGCTACGGTCTGCATGCGTGCCCGTGAGGACCAGCCACCAATCGCTTGCAACGGTCTGCACAACTCGGGAAAGTCCTGCAGCAACAGTTCCGACTGCTGCAGTTTTTCGCGTACTGTCCGCAGTTCTGATTCGCTCTTTCGCTGGTTCTTGCCGATGACAATCGGAAATCGTGAAAGCCCGGTCAGCACTAAAAACAGAGCGGTGTAAATCGCTAGTTTCGTTTTTCCCTCGCCACGAGTTCCTGCAATCGCCTGATCGCCTCCATATCGTGCAGCCCGAATGATGGATGTGTGCATGTCGCGACGGTCTGCGGTGAACGGCTCAAAGAACACATCGGGAAAGTAGGTTCGCAGAAACAGTTCACCATCTTGCATGGTTGCCCGTCTGCGGTCAGCGTTCACGGGGCAGGGAATTTGCAGGTCACGTTCGGATGCTCGTGATTTCGCTTTACGATCACGATCCCGCGTGCGCTCGTCACTTTTTAGCATCTCCTTCGCCTGCGGATGTGA